TAAAATAGTTATTGTTCCTGCTGGACCCTGAGAACTAACTTGCACCCAATTATTAAGTGGTAACGCTTTATTTGTAGTTATAACTCGCCATTCTTGTGTTACGTCACCGATCTCTCTTATAACCCAAAATGTTCCAAAAAAACATATTGCATAAATACCATCTCCCTGATTATCTGGAAGATATGTCACTTGACTACCCAAAGATGGAGTATTTTGGAATGTATATGCTCCGTTGATGTTTTCACCAAATGAGCTTAAAGCCCATCCTTGAAGTAGTATTCTTTTTGGTAAAGTTACTGCTGTTTGTAATTTGCCCATTTTATTTAATTATTTATTTTATCTATTATATGAATCAAATATAAAGATAACGTGATTTTCATAAAAGGGTTTACACAATATTATAATAATATTTAATCTTAATTATAGCAATAGAGTATAACTGTATCTCTAACGGCAATTGGACTAATCGTAAATCCGCTAATAGCCAAAGCAGCTGTTATTAAGTCTCCAGATGTTACGTTAATTGGGGTAGAGAAATTTGTTACATAACTGACTGCGCTAACATCATTTGAACTATCTATAACAGTGCTAACTATTCCTGTTTGAGGTGGAGTTGATGATGTATTAATGACATATCCAGTTGAAAGTATAGTGGTTGGTGATCCAGTTGTACCAACAAAATGTGTCCATGAAGCTTTTCTAATCTGGCAAGTTTCAGAAATTGGCAATCTTCTTCTTAAAGCTCCTCCTGCTGCCGAACTATATCCAAGATCATTTACTCCAAAATAATTTAAACCACTAGTAGGGGTACTTGATGAATGGGTTAATGTAATTGTAAAAGTATTAGATGGTATATTGTTAACTCGATATGTACCACTAAGAATATTTATCCCAGAGGCATCTATTCTTGCTATAGTTTTTTCTGCAGTAGTCCCTCCTGCATGAAATTCTATGCTAGTATTGGCTGTTTGAGTTCCAATATCTAAATTCCCACCATTTATGAATAAGTAACCATCATAAGCTGCTCCATTACTAAACGTTGGATCATTATATCCGCTATTATTTATGCCAAGATTAATGTAATTAGTCGAGTCTGTTCCGTTATTGGTTGTGATTACTAAATCTGCTGTGGCTTTTGCACCAGTGGCACGATTTTGGATATTAGTTTGTAAAAAAGTATTTCCACTTCCTACAATTGACAAAGGATTACTTTGTAAACCTAAAGGTTCTGATCCAGAAAGAGAAAATATTCCAGAATTTGCAAAAGTTTTAACTCCACTTATAATTTGATTTCCAGTGACATAAATATTAGTGGAAGCAAAAAATCCACTTAATTCAGTTGTATTTAATTGCTTTAATCTTATTAAATTCTGCGCCATAAAATTATTCCTTTATCTTTTTGCTATGATAAAGAATACTAGCGATATAACTATCTACAGAATGATCTGCTGCTATGCTTTGTATTTCGTGAATTTTTTCTATATTTTTATCTTTTGGATTTTTAACGTATTCTTCAATTACATTTTGCCAAGTTTCTGGATTTTCATTTGATACAATAATTTTAGAGATTTCAAATGCTACTTCTTTTTGTTGTTTGGAAAGTTTACGTAAAGAATGTTTTTCTTTAAGGCTTGCTTCTATTTTTTCTTGTAATTCAGAAGCGAGTAAAAAATTATTTTTAATTTTATCTAAATCAAAAAATGTTGCTTTTGATTGTTTACCTTCTCCAATTGGTTTTACATTTTTAGTTTGTTGAGGAATTCCAGTGCTTCCAGCTGGTCTTCCTGCTGAACCAGCTTGAGCGCTTCCACCAATTAAAGGTTGATAAAGTCCTTGGTCTTTTAATTCTCTAAATTTTTGTTGAGATAAAGCTGAATCTTCAGCAGATGGAAGTACTCCAGTTTCTATGGCTTGGATTCCTTCTTCTGGAGTTAGTATTCCAAGTTCTACTAGTCTTGTATAAATTCTAGAATATTGAATATCATCTTTGATATCGATATCTTGAAAATGTGGAGTTGGATAATTTTTAAAACCAAGATCCTTGCTCATTCTGCGAATTTCTGGAACTAAAAATTCATTAATAAAAGTTTCTCTTGCTTGTTTTAATCTTTGAATAAATACTTGGACTTTAATAGTTTGATTAGCAAATTTTTCGCTACCAATAAGAATATTATTTAAACCTATTTGAATATCTCTATCAACAACTTCGTATTTTTGTGGTCCAATCAGATTTCCAATATCAGGAATAACAAATTGTGCTTTTGTTGTATAGTCTGCGATTAAAACTCTTCCAACACTTTGATTTTCAAAAAGTCTTTGCATTGCTTCTAGATTTTTTTGATTAATTCCTCCGTTATTTGGTGTGTCGCCCATAGTAATTAAAAGTATTGCTTGCTGCATTGTGCGAGTCAATGCCATATCCATTTTTTTCATTTCAGCTTTCCAATTAATGTCATCTAGCACTGGAAATCCCATGGGAACAGCAAATGGTTCGTAGTCTTGTTTTTTATAAAAAACGGCAGCTAATCTTTCTCTGTCTAATGGCAAAGTTAAAACGCCAACAGTTCTTTGATTTATTAGCTTTTGCGTTTCTGGTGGTAGACTATTTAATACTTCTCTATCTTCGTCTGTTTTTGGACTTTTTAATCTTTCTAATTCATAATCACTAAGAAGCTTGTAGTATCTTCCTACTGAAAAATTAATACTCCCGCCAATTTGAATATCAGCTGGATTTAAAATAATATATTTTGAAGGAAGTAGAACGCTAGCTTTGGAGTTTAAGCCAAATGTTTGGGTAATTTTGGTAATATCCTCATCTTGCACTTTTGTATCAAAGCGATATATAAAAACATTACCGCTACGATAATATTCTCTAAAAAATTTATCTTGCATTTCTGAGATATTAATTTTAGAAAATAACGCACTAAAGAAATCCCTACTTTTTTGACTACCATTTTTAAAATAAATATTACTACAAGAAAACTCAGTCATTAAATCGATAGTATTTCTAAATATAGCAAAATTATAATATGCCTTTTGACATAAAATAACAGCATCTCTTACATTCATATTAGAGTTAGCTTTAACTCCAGTTGAATATCTAAAAGGTATTAATCCATCATCAATATTCTTGTATCTATCTGTCCTGGTAATATTAGCTGCTAAATTTCTTCTTGACCTCGTATCTTCTGAAGAAGCCACGACCTCTTGATACGAAGCGTTGGAAACCATTAATGGTTGGATTTCCTCGTTTTTCTTACTTTTTGATTTATTTTGAGATTTTTTAGCCATTTTACTTAATTCTATTACACGTTAACTTATCATTCTAGGCAAAAAAGTAGATACTTCTTCTATTTTAGGTGTTGCCATCATATCATTATAGCATTTAACGGCCCAATTTGCTAACATAAATGCAGAATAATTATCTTTTCTAGCTTTATTTGCAGAAGAACTTCTTTTTAAATGTTGGGGTAAATCAAAATTTTGATTACCCCTACTAGTAGCAGAGTGTTCAATTAATACGCATTGTTTTTTTGTTTGATAAATAAAATCATCTTGATTTTCAATAAAATCTAATAAAGTCCAATCTTTTTTATCCTCTGTTTTCATTAAGTCAAGAGGTATGTTTAAAGATATTGCGTGATTAAAAAAACTTTCATCAGAAGAAGTTCTGCTAGCAAACCATACTTTTTTATAATCTATACAAGCTTGCAGGTATTCATTTGCTTTTCTAATAAAATTGCTAGTAAATACTTGATTAAATGCTATTCTTCTATTATCTAAATTGTATTGATTTTTGCAATTTCTTAACATTAAATTATATTCATCTCCTTCTAATTCAGAATCCATGTCTAGTAATTTAATATTAATTTTATCTTTTTTGAAAAACTCTGACTCGTTACATGCAGCTAAGAATGTATCTGATCCTGCGTTATCAAGAACCATAAATACAATATTAAAATTTTTCATTATATAATAAAGATAATTAACATGATTTTTTAAAGTTCCGAGTCCAGCGTAAGTGTGAACTAAAACTCCGTGATTTTTTTCTTCATCTAGTTCCATAACTGCCATAGCAAAATAATCAGCATTAGGGCTATCGCTCATATTAGGGTCAATTCCTAATATGTATTTTTTCTTTGGATCGCCTTTCATTAAAGTGTGAGGAGATTCTCCTTTTTTTAAAGTACATTCTTCCATTTTTTTTGCATTAAAATAACTATCGCTTCCGTCTGTAAATTGAGCGCAATATTCTCGTAAAAATCCACTATGACTAGAACCACCTGCTTGAGCTTCTTCAATAATAGTTTTATCTATCATTTCTTCTGGGAGAGCTTCGTAACTCAATTGACTTACAAAATAAGTTGCCTCTCCTCTTTCTTTGCTGTTTATTTTTTCCGACCATTCCATATATGTTTTATAAAGATTTTCGAAAGTGTAACTAGCAGAAGACAAAGCTATCATTTTACTCGTGTTTTGAAAGACCATTCTATCTTCCTCTTTCATCAATCCATCTGATATAAGTTTATCTTCAAGTTCTCTAATCTGCATTCTCTCTTTCATGTTTTGTGGAGCAACTAAAAATGGCATAAGTACGTTTTTAATAATTTCTTCTGGTAGCAAAAGAAACTCATCCAAAA